GGAGGACTTTCCTCCCTCGTACATAGATTGTAGATTATGTGTTCTGTAGTTTATTGATGTAATTTTCAGCCATGACGATGCTGATCGGTTTTTTAGGTTTTTCTTACGATCGTTCTTGCGTATCGTTACGGCGGTACGTCGGGACATTTTGGCAGTCATTCTTGCATGTCGTTACGGCGGCATGTCGGCGAGGCAAAACCCCTCGTCATGTCTGGCTCTTCCAGTGTGGAGCGCACACTGGGTCCCCCTTGTCCTTTATTGATTATTATTGACTATTATTGTATATTGAATATTATTGTATATTGTATTATATTGAATTATATTGACCATTATATTTATTGTTGTACATAAATCATTTGTATAGTTGTGTTGTCTTTGGACAAATTTGTATATTATCTTATCGCGGAATTTCCGCTGCTTGTCACCCACCTCCCGTAGACAAGTATTGTGCACTAAAGTAGTGCAGGAGGTACATACAAATGTAGAATTAAGTATGGGCTGTTTCGATTTTCTCTACCCTTTCCTTTCGATTCAGTTGTACCTCTTTGGTACTCTACGCCGCAGTTCAAACTGTGTGTAGTCGCTGGCATCTTGGCTACACCATTTAGTTTGCTCTGCTTCTTCCAGTCGCCATAACCCCGCTTCGGTCAAAGGCATGTAAATCCTGCGACGTTATTGTGGGGGTAATTCACCGGACTGATAGTTCTCAACTGATGTTTTGAAGTGTTACGTGTTCTTATGGAGAACCCTATATACTCTGGTGCGTTGTTCGACCTTGATTGGTCGTTCTTTAGTCCCTTCTAGCGTTGCGTGTATTGTACTCCCGCTTTCGGTATTGGCTTGACGGACCCCCCCGGCAAGAAGATGCTCCCCTCTCAACCCAACGAGACTGTAAAGGTCTCTGAGACGTTTCCTGGTTGCGTAAATACCTCGGTAGAGTCCTGCGAGACCTACACCCCCCTCTCCATCACCTCGGTGGTGGACCAACCATGGGTCGATCCCTTTGGGTTCGATACCTATCGTCCTCCTTATTTAGAGGACTGGTTGCGGACCTTGCCTGCTTGGCTTGTGTCCAGTGTGTGGAATAGTTTCCAATCTCAAGCTTTTGGCCTTGCCGAAAACTTGTATGTGTTTGCTCTTTGGAGCATTGCTCTTTCGCTTGTGATTCAGGTGTACCGCTTCAGGTACCTGGATCCGTTGGAGCTTCTCGCGTTTCTCCCCCGACTTGTCTATGGACAAGTTATCTCGGTCACTGTTATGGTCCTCACGACAGTGTATACTCACCTGTACCGTTTCATCCCGATTGGTCAAGATCTTTTTGTAGATGCCCTCACCGGCATTTATCTCGTCTGTTATCTTCAGTTACCCTATTTCTTCCAGTATTGGGGATGTGGTTTGCTCGCAGTGAGAGCTGTGAAACCCATCCTAGTGCTTTGCGGACGATATGAGAATCTCATCGACCAGATTAGACCACTTCCCTTGGTTCAATGGGTTCGTGCAACTCTCGGTTTGAATTCTTTTCTCTTCAGTGGTCCTGATACCAGTGCTGAACAACAGTACTGTGTGTCGGTCTCTGGTGCTCTCGCTTTGCTAAACAGGCGAAGCTATGAGGAGCATAAAGGGAAACTTGAACGGTACTTGCAGACCAATGCCCGATGGGTTCCTACTGCAGGAGCCGGATCTTCGGGCGCTCGCTTGCGTTTGCGGAAGTTTCTCAGAAATGTGAAATCTTTCGTTTTGGACGCACTCACTTGGTCATTCAAGATCATTCTTTTCATCACTTGCTCTCTCCTCGCACAATTGTGCGGGGCTTTTTGGGAACATTCCATGTTGGTGAGTTGGGGTGCTATCGCACTCTCTCTTATCTCTTTTGTTTATAGTTCCCTTCTCGGATCAAGTAGTGTCTTTGGTGCCATAGTGTTGCACATCGTGTTGCTCGGCGTGTTGGGTGCTCTTATGTACTCTCTCATAGTACACGTCGAACGTCGTCAAGGACATGAAAAGACTCTTGCCCAACACATGAACTCCATCTGTATGCTTGTTGAGTCGATTATCACAGCACCTGACAAACTCACTATGCTGCGCAGAGCGTCGCAGTTTTACTTTTCGCTTTCTGAGGCGGATAAAAGAGTTTTCAAACAAGCAATTTGGAAGTTCTCGGACTTATTTCCTTCAGGTTTTTACGAATCTCTTGACGCGACCACAACGTTCGTTCCTACAGCAGGCCCAGAACCGGCCAAAACTGTACAGGAAGATCCATTTTCCTTTGTCCATGAGACAGTTAAGGATATGGCTCTGATCAAGAATTCGGAAATTTATTCCCGATTGAAGAAGTTCGCACTTTTCTTGTTCATCTCTGGTTTCTTTGCGAAGATGGGAGTTGTGCCTTCAGGCACGCTCTTCGAGTCGTATCTCTCTAAGGAGAGTGACACCATTTTTAAGAGTTTGAAGTTTGATGATTTTGTCCTCGATCTTGGGAAGAGTCTCAGTGTTTTTCTCAAGTATGGTTATCGCCTTTTCATGGGCGAGGACCTCGTAGAAATCATTGAGAATGAAGATCCTATCGTGGCTTTCTTTAAGACTTACGAGCGGATAATGACGAAGTTAGAGATTTTCAAGACCAACGAAACTGACCTTAACGCTATCGTCGGCGAGATCGATGAATTGCTTTCCAAGGGAAGAACCTTGGCAGCTGGCTCCCTTACCGGGCGAGTCAACATTGCCATGCGTGAACTCAATGAGAAGGCAAGAGCGTTAAAAGTACTTCTTGCGACAGGTGGTAACAAGAAGAAGCCATTTCCGTTTCTCTTGTATGGAGGATCTTCGATCGGAAAATCTTATCTAGTCGATCATTTCTTTCAGTGTTACTTGAAGTTCACGCAGGATGCCGGTTTCAATTCCTCGCTCGGGAATTGGGATCCAGCACAACACAAGTATACACGCACCTTCAAGGACAAATTTTGGAGTGGCTATAACTTCCAGTGGGCGGTCCTTTTAGATGACGTCGCTTTCGAACGGGGCAAAATCATAGAGAATAACCCTGATAACTCGATTAGCGAACTCATTGCGACCCTCAACAATGTCACTTTCAACACTCCACAGGCAGAGATCGACAAAAAGGGCACAACGCCTCTTATGGCTCGATGCCTGGCTGCCACAACCAACGTGAAGCATCTCAATGCCCATTATTACTATGAGACTCCTTCTGCGGCACTCCGTAGAATGTCTCTGGTGATGAATGTGCGTGTCCGGAAGGACAAATGCATACCTGGGACTGAAATGCTTGACGATTCCTCTATCCAGGATGATGCGTGGGAATTCCGGTTACAACAGCCTCTTGTCGATCCCGATAATCCTCTTGCGGTGATTTACAAGGATTATCATGAAAAACCCTGGATTTCTCTTAAAGAAGCTGAAGAGGTTTTCCGTTCTCTCGTCATAGCGCACGAACAAGGACAGGAACAACTCATGCAAGCTTTCAATCGCGGCGGCATCTTTTGTGTCTGTGGACACTCGAAAGCTGCTTGCGGTGGAAAATGTATGAAGCCTACTTCCGGAGGCATAGCGTCCTCTAATTTTCTTTGGGACTTGGTATTTGAAACTCGAGAGAGGTTTGCCGTCTGGCTTGAGCTTTTTACGCTTTTTCCAAGGCTCATTAGTCTCGCTTATTTCTTTCGCCACCTTTTTGTCCTGCCCGATCACATCGAAATTGCTCTTACGATTCGACGTACCGTTTCTGATAAGAAGTTCAAAAAGTTCGTGCTTGTTGCAGGCTTGTTGGCTACCACTCTTTGGATCATGAAGTGGCAGATGAAGCCAACAGGTGCTAAGGGCTCAACGGAAAATGTTTGGAAAAAAGAGACTCGGGATTGGGCTTGTCAAACAGGCCCGGTTACTTCCGTGACTCTAAAGGATTTGCAGAATGCGATCCAAAAGAACATCTTCCACATGGACATCACTCAAGGGACTAAAACCAGCTATGTACGTCTGTTTGGTATTCGGGGCCGAACATATGTAACAGTGGCACATATCTTTGACGATTTTAATGATGATGAGGTGATGCTCATTACAGTTAAAGATCCCTTTGTTGGACATATGAGGGAGACTCATACGTTTTCATGCCACAAGGCCGACATTCTCTTTCACGATTCTAAGGACATAGCGTTCCTATCATTTCGTGAATTGCGGGAAGTGAAAGACGTAACGAAGTTTCTTCCCTCCACTACCCTGGGTAATTGCAAAGGTTCCTACTTTAGCCAATCCAATCAGTGGGTTGATGCACAACGTGTGTCGCCTGTTGAGGTCAACTATCACCGCAATTTCAAATCGGATTATGTTGGATCTATCAATTCGTCTTCGGACGGACCAGGAACTTGCGGATCACCTTTGCTTGTTGAGATGCCCAAATTTCGTGCAATCCTTGGATTCTCATGCTGCATGGACGAAAATTATTCTCGTGGATTCGTGGGATTCGTAGGACTTACCATGGAAGATATCGAGTTTTATCTCGATTCCGATTTTTCTTTTGGGGAATTGCCTATCGACCTTGAACCATTACATGAGAATAGCTCTCTTCGCAACCCTAAGTGTTGTTCGGGTACTCAGTCTTCCGTTGTTCCCTTGGGCAGCCATCCAGTTAGATCTTCTCCTACCTCTCGGGTTAGTGCAACTCCGTTCCGTAAGGAATATACGGAGATGTATCTTGAAACCTTCAATGAACCTGTCAAGCAGTTTGGTTCGCCCATGATGAAGGGGCAACTCTGTGAAGATGGGGAGTATAGAGATCCACTGATCAATGGTGTACTCAAGCGTCAGATTCCCTTTTGCATCCATGATGAGGAGGTTTTGCACACCTGTGCAACCGCCCTGATCGACGATCTTGCAGCAGTCATTGATTTGTCGCAGGTCAAACCCGTGGATGTTGACGTGGCCTTGAATGGACTCCCAGGAGTGAAATTCGTGGACCCATTGGACAAAACTACCTCTGGTGGTTTTGGACTTTCAGGTCCGAAAATCAAGTATCTGGAACAGAGAGCCGATGGGAGGTACGAACCTAATGCCGAGGTAAGTGAGCGCATAGCGCGCATTACCACTTGCTATGACAACAAAGTTCGTGCCAACCCCATCTTCAAGGCGTGTCTCAAGGACGAAGCGGTCTCACAGACAAAGATCGACGATTTTAAGACTCGAGTGTTTACGGCGTGTAGCCTCGATTTCTCAATAGTCATTCGTCAGATGTTCGTGACACTTTGCGCACAGCTCATGGAGCACAATCTCGAAACTGGGATCATGGCAGGCTTTGACTGCTATACCCAATGGGGGGCCCTCGTGGGCCATCTCAACAAGTTCGGGACAGCGCAGACGCGTGTGTCTGCTGGTGACTACGCCGGCTTTGATACCTCGATGCATTCGCTACGCATTGAGATTGGTATGCGCGTCCTTCGAGAATTGTGTGAGCGATCAGGCAATTTCACTGAGCAGCAACTTGAGTGGATGCACGGGATTACTCAAGATCTCTCTCATCCGATAGTTGATTTCAATGGAGACATCTGTCTCCTCTACGGAACCAATTGTTCGGGTCATCCTCTAACCCTGATCCTCAATAGCATCGTGAACCTCGTGGACCTGCGATACTGTTACACCCAATCTACGGGCAATCACCCTTCCCTTTTTAAGGAAGATGTGTATGCTGCTGTGATGGGTGATGACAATATTTTTGCAGTGCGAAATGGGGTGGAATTCGGTCACACCAGTGTGCAACGGTCCCTGGCGGAAGTTGGGATTTCTTACACCATGGCCGATAAGGAGTCGCTTTCGGTGCAGCACTTGAGTTTGGCTGATGTGGATTTCCTGAAAAGGAGCTTCACTCAGTGCGAACAGTACCCGGGCGAGTGGCTTTGTCCTCTCTCGGTTGACTCCTTGCATAAGATGCTCACAACTTTTGTGAAGTCTTCCTCAGTCACTCCTGACGAACAATTGGGAGCGATTATCGATACGGCGAATCGTGAGGCGGCTTTGCACGGGGAGGTTTTTTATGTCGAGTTCCACGCGATCTTGGCAAATATCCTCACTCAGCACCCGGAACTCCGTGTTTGGGTGCATAAGCGGTTCGATCGCGTCTGGTCTGAACATCTCGAAAATATCGTGCACAAGGTGCCCTTTCCGGAGGGCGATTTCTGCTTTGATTTTGAGATGGACGGCAACTTCGTGAAAACGAGTTGGGCCGACGAGTGCGAACTCTAGGGATACGGCAGTATTTCCACAAAACCATACCTGTCCCTTCAGACTAGAACACTACATTTTGCGTTTAGGGTCCATTTACGCACTTTTAAAGAAGCAGTCTGACTGAGAATGCCACCCCTCGAGGTGAACCCCTATTTAGGGGAGCGTTAGAAGCATCGCGCACCAAAATGGATCCCCTTCCCTCCTCTATGAGTCAAGAGAGGGTCGTATACCGACTTACTGAAAATAATGTAAATATATCTCAGGTTGGGTCTGAGCAAATGCGTGATACTGTACATAATCTCATGCAAGATACCCAAGAACATTCTGCTGGATCTGAGCATCGCATCGATCCTACCTTTTCCCAAGGTGAAACAGGTGCAGCGGATATACAAGGTTTTCTAGAACGGCCAGTGAAAATCTTTGAGGATACGTGGGCGCCTGGTGCTGATTACACTGCGTTTTTCAATCCATGGGAACTATTCCTCAACAACCCCGCAGTAGCCAAGAAATTGGACAATTATAAACTGCTTCGTGGTAATCTTATGGTCACTTTTATGATCAATGGAACGCCGCAACATGCAGGGTTGATTTTAGCGTCCTATTCCTATTTGGCTACGACTAACGAGATTGTCTCAATTGGCGGAGATGATCAGTTGGTTACTCGGTCCCAACGTCCACACGTTTATCTCAACCCCTCGCTGTGTAGGGGTGGATGCTTGTGCTTACCGTTCTTTTGGCACGAGAACTACATCGATTTGCAGCGTGGTACTTATCCACTTGGGAGGATCAATGTGGATTCCTTCCAACCTCTCACGTTACTTGATTCTGGAACTGAGTCTGTAAATATTACGGCCTTTGCTCATATGACGGATATCATGTTGACGGTACCCACGCATTCAAACTTTGTACCTGCTTCAGGTAAATCTTCTAAGAAGAAGAAGGGAGTCACCGCCACCACGAATGACGAATATTCGAAGGACGGTCCCGTTAGTAGCGTTGCTAGTGCAGTTGCTGCTGCATCCCGAGCGCTGGTTGATGTACCAGTTATTGGGATGTTTGCTCGTGCAACAGATATTGGAGCGACCGCTGTGGGTGCTATCGCATCTCTTTTCGGTTTCTCTAAACCTAATGAGATCAAAGATGGCGCTTTTATGCGTAACACTCCTTATTATAGCATGGCGACTTCTGACGGATCAGATTTATCTCAGAAGCTCACAGTCACTCGAAAGCAAGAAATTACAGTGGATCCCACCACCGTTGGTCTTGAAGACTGTGAAGACGCGCTTGCCATTAACAAAATGGCGTCAGTTGAAAGCTACATTACGCAGTTTCCTTGGACGGTTTCGCAACTGTCTGATGTGTGGATATTTTCTATCAGTGTTAAGCCTACTCATTATCGCATGAGTGGAACCGCACCAACTAGAATTATTCCAACTGCGGCAGCTTACGTGGCTCGACCTTTTAATTATTGGTCTGGAACCACTAAGTTTCGCTTTCAAATCGTATGTTCTCAGTTCACGCGCGGGCGTCTAGCTTTTGTCTATGACCCTAATGGGCTGGGAGGAACCAGTAACGACACGTATAATACCACTATGACTACCATCATAGACATTTCTGAAACTAAGGATTTCACCATCGAGATTCCTTGGATGCAGCCCCAACCATACCTTACCCATAATTCCACCTCAGCTGGTAATACATGGTCCAATAATGGTACTGCTTCAGATCCTTTTGCCAATGGTGTCTTGGCTGTCAGGGTATTGAATAGACTTGTTCAACCTGACGGATTAACTCCTGTGGCTATTAACGTGTTCACGTCTGCTGGCGATGACTTCGAGGTCGCCAACCCTAATGGCTTTGAATTTAAGACTATGAGATTCAAGCCTACCTCTGGAACTGGAGAATCTGAAACTATTAAAGATTCTGAGGATGCTCCTGAGCAAACTGAAATGGTTGTCACTTTGCCAGCTGTGTCTTCAGCAATCGATCATAAAGCTATGGTTTTCTTTGGCGAGCGAGTCGGATCTTTAAGACAATTGATAAAGAGGTTTACTTTTTATCGAGCTTTGGATACTGCTGCCAATTCTGCCATAGCTTTTGCTTCGAGCAATACTTTTTCTCAATTTCCAGCGTATAGAACTTTGGCCGGTGGTGGGCCAGATTCTATAGGCGCTGGTACCGGTTACCAGGTATCAAACACCTATTTGAATTACGTCACCCGCGCATTTGCGGGCTGGCGTGGTGGTGTGCGATATAAAATGGTGTATACTAATGCTGACTATGGAATAGTAGTCAGATACGTTGCATCTGGTCTCTCAACTCTATTGTCGAGAGCTGTCGACACTTTTCCAAACGCAAATACTGAAGAGGAGTCCACTTCCACATATCTTGGAATTTTGGACGATGATTCTTCAGGAACCGTGGTTACTAATAGTAACATGCGGGGTCTGGAAGTTGAGATTCCTTACGCTTCGCCATATAGGTTTTCCAATGTCACTACCTCTAATAACGGAGATACTACGTACCTCCCTTATGGTTGTGGTTGGAAAAACGTCTCGTTCATGCGAGGCGTCGATACTATCCCGGGTACCTATGTCCAGGGGGTAGATATGGTCTATGTGGCCGCCGCTGATGATTTCCAAGTTTTTGGATTCGTCGGCGCCCCAGTATACTGGGATGAGAACTAGGCGTAGTTCCCTGTTCGGGTGCGAACAATAAAAGCACCGAGGACTTTAAATGAGTGGTGGGCCGCTCAGCCATGACGTGGTAGTCCGACCCCGCGAGGGTGTACTTTAGGTTTACAATCTAGATTTTAATAGTACATCCTTCGGGATGTATTATTCTAGAGGAATTTTACTAGAGTCCACACCTTTTAGCGGGGCCCAAACGGGTCCAATTTGCAAA